TAGAGCAAAGTGAATTGGTTACAGATTAACTTCTTTAAATTTACAGTAAAGGTCGATAATTTATAAAATTTATATGTCTGGTTAGTTTGTTACGGGGTGTTTTGGGGTTCATAACCTGATGTAAACTCGAATTTTCAAAACGCAAAGTTATTCTTTGAAACGTAGGTGAAAACCCTACACCGGACGCCATTTTAACATTTCAGGTCAATAATATGAAATAACTTTATATCCCATCGGGTATAAAAAGGGAGTAAACTTAAAAATTATACTTGATAAGGTATTCCAAATCGGAATATTGCATATAATTACATAATCCAGGGGGATAAATGAAAAAATATATAGTTTATAATGATACTCACGCAGGTGGGGGTCACGATTCAAAGATTGAAATACCACTTAGTCCTGCGGATAATTTAATTCTCAATGGGGATATTATCGACTTAAGTGGCTGTGCTAAAAAAGATGTTTCCAAATATCTTACGCTGTATGGGGAACTTAGGTATTCTCATGGGCGCAGAATGATCCGCGGGAACCATGAATGCTCAGCTAGTGGCGCAGATATGTTTATTGATGACACTGTTTTGTTTGCTCATGGACATATTCAGATGTGGAAAGAGAAGAAAGTAATTAAGTGGCAAAATAAATCGATGGGTAGTAGTTGGTTCAAGCGCAAGTTATTAGTCCCTCTTTGGGATAAGCTTCGCCACTTCAGGAAGTATAGGATAAAGCGTAGGTTTAAAGATAATATATATGCTTTAAAGCATACTCATCATGGAGTTACTACTATGGTCTTTGGTCACGCTCACCCGAATAAAATTATTGATACTAAGATATATGGAGTAAGGATATTAGTACTCCCCCGAGGAAGAAACGAGATATTTGTATGATAAAAGAGAGAAAGATAGGACCTGCCCTAAAGATTAGGGCTAAGGATAAAGGGATTACTCAACAAGCTTTAGCTGATGCCTGCGGTGTTTCTAGAGTAGCTATACATAGGTTCTTCAAAGGAGCTACTGAGCTTAAGGCTACAGATTTTCTAGCAGTACTTAAGAAGCTAGACGTTAAACTAGACCCTAATGTAATAGCCATCTACACACATAAGCCAATTATAACGCCACATATCAGGACTATATAATTGTATCCCAAGCAAAGTACTCTTAGGGTTATGGAAGATGAAACCTCAGAAGCTGTAGTAGCTATGCTCATGGAGATCTTTGAATCTCAATGCCTAGCTGAGTCTTGGTTAAGTACTCCTAATAGTTACCTTGCTAACCTAACTCCAATGGAGTTTATAAGAAAAGGAAAGACTCGAGACATCTTAAACTTCGTCGAGTCTCTAGAAAATAAATACATAGTTCAATAATTTATAACCAAAGGTATATAATGAAGTTAGAAAATTACTGCTCCATCGACTATGAATTCAACACCTCAAACAACGCCACTTACAATTTAGTATCGGTAGCAATGGCTACATCTAAAGGGCAGGTTTCTTTTTGGTTAGAGTCAGACCCTAAAGCTAAAGCACAATTAAAGAAGTGGCTGCTTGATAGGAGAGATACTCATATATTCTTAGCGTACAATTGGGACGCAGAAGGCCGCAGTTTTATATCGCTAGGCTTAAATCCCTTCAAATTCAAGGTCATAGATATTCAGGCGTGCTGGAAGATGCTCACTAATCACAATGATAAGTTTAGCTACGGTAAACAATTTATAGATGGAAAGTTTAAGAAGACTCAACGACTCCCCTATGGAGATGAGAAGAACCCTAAGGTTAACTACTCAAAACCTCCTGTGAACCTACTTGGATGTACCTACAAACTATTAGGTAAGGGGTCCACAGAAGACTATGAAATAAAAAATAATAACCGCAATTTAATTATAAAGAACACCTCCTGGACTGAGCAACAAAAAGAAGAGATACTAGCCTATGGACTTACTGATGTGACTGAGCTGTATGATATGTACAAAGTCATAATGTCAGAACTTACAAAGCTCTATGGATCTACTAGGTCTAAAGGACAGATCTTAAAAGATATGTTGTTAAGAGGGGACACTGTGGCTAGAGCTGCAGTAATAGCAGCTATAGGCTATCCAGTAGATAGAGAGTCTGTGGTTAACTTTACAAATAATATCCCTTCTATTTTGAAAGAGTGCCAAGAGGATATAAATAGTCAGTTATTCCATCTCCCCGATGGGCAAGTGCCACTATTTAAGTGGAATAAGAAAGAAGAGAGGTACTCTTTAAATACTAAGGTTATTAAATATCACATCAAAGCGAGTAAGTACTTTACCAAGTGGCCTAGGACTCCTACAGGGGATGTACAAATATCCTTACCTGCTTTTGAGAAATTCTTTAGCTGGAGGCATGACTTCCCTAGAGGTAATCTCTTTGCACAATTCTTTAGATACTTAAGGATCAATCAATCTCTTAATGGATTCAGGCCTAAGTCGGTCACAGCTAAAAACAAAAATACTTTCTTTAGTTCTTATGGGTCTGATGATAGAGCGCATCCATATCTTAATGCCTATGGTGCTCAAAGCTCCAGGTATCAACCTAAGGCTACTGGATTCCTACATCTTAAAAGTGCCTGGATGAGGGGTCTTGTAACCCCTAAACAGGGTAGGGTTATATGTAGTATAGACTATGGGTCTGAAGAGTTTTTAATTGCTGGGTTAATGGCTAAAGATATGAACATGATTAACGCCTACAAGTCTGGGGATGTCTATTTGTACTTCGCTAAACTAGCTGGAGCTGTACCTCAAGATGGTACTAAGGCTGAGTACAAAGAGTCTAGGGATAAGTTTAAATCTACTTGTCTAGCTAGGGGTACCTTAGTACGGGTTAAGGGTGAAGGTTATTTACCTATTGAAGAGATTACTAAAGATCATGAAGTATGGGATGGGGAAGCATGGAGAAAATCTAAGGGTGCTAAGTATATGGGACATAAAGAGGTATTGACTGTAGAGGGTATATCAGCTACAAGAGATCATAAAATATTCACAGCTAAGGGATGGGTAGACTATGGAGCTGCTGAGAAAGAAAAACATAAAAACGGGGGCTTTTATTTCAAAGACGCTCAAAGACTATCAAGGCCTAGTACAGGTTGGAGAGAAGTTTGGTCACTGGCAGGTTATATCATCAGAAGTAAAGTTAAAAAATGGCTACCCCCTAATATTAGTTAAAGATGACTATGTGGAGAAGTGGGTAGATTATTATAATTTAAGATCAGGTAAAAGTAAAGGATCTCCTAAAAGAGAGTCCTCAGGGATAAAAGGATATAAGCATCTTAGTAGAAGATGGGATGCAATGATGAGGAGATGCTATACACCTAAAGACCCTAGCTACCCTAATTATGGAGGTAGGGGTATTAAAGTATCTAAAGAGTATCAAGATTGTAGGAAGTACTGCAAGTATATAGATGCCCTACCAAGACAGTCAGGGCAGTGTCATATAGATAGGATTGATAACAATGGAAACTACGAAGAAGGTAACATTAGATGGGTTACACCTAGAGAAAATCAAAAAAATAAAAGGACTACCTTACTTGTCTCATATCAGGGATGTAACTACTCTCTTAAAGAGTTTGTCGAAAAACATTGCGACATATCTTATGGATTTACTAGGAAACTATATCATGAGGGGCAACGCTCTGAGTACATCGCAACAAAAAAGCGTAGATGTATACGACTTGATAGACGTAGAGGTCACAAAAAGATTCCAAGTAATTAACGGCACTATACTTCATAACTGTCTCGGACTCTCTTATGGTATGGGACCTACAGCGTTAGCTGATAAGTTAACCGTAGATACTGGAGTCAAACATGAGTATGAAGATGCTAAAGAGTTATCAGACTTATTTTGGGAAGCCTTTCCAGAGTATGCTGATTGGATAGAGGATCTTAAACATTCTTACAATGATGAAGATATGATAGTGATGCCTGATGGATGGACTATGTGGGGGGACAATGATAACCCCAGGTCCGTAGGTAATATGCCTATCCAAGGTATGGGAGCTGTGATTCTAAGAAAAGCAATACAGCTTGCCCAAGATGCAGGGCTTACTGTGATTATACCTTTACACGATGCGCTATATATTGAACTGGATACCTATGATTGGAATAAAATTGATTTACTTTGTAAGTGTATGACTGATGCCTTTGCCTTTTATTTTACAGGTAAGATGAAAGGCTACGCCCAAGACTTAATAAGATTAGACGTAGATGTGTGGGGTCCAGACCTTAAAGAAGAGATCTTAGAGTCACCTATGGGAGTTTCCTATAAGTGTCAAAAAATATACATTGACCCAAGATCTAAGGATGAGTACAACAAGTTTAGTAAATATTTTAAAGCCAAGTAAAGCAATTCAGCTAAGTATGGCATAGGAGAAGAGAGTGGTATTCAAAAGAGTAGGTGGACAGAAAACATACATCAAGTTTGCAGAGTGTAAACCTGAGCAGATCTTAGTAGAAGGTCAGTACATAGGCAGGTCGCCTAACAAATTCGGTAATGATAACTTTGATTTTAAACCTAGTAGCGGTGGACCTACAGTGTGTATTAATCATGCAGGACATTTAGCTTGGCTCATGGAGAATCATGTAGCTATAAGTGACAATGTGCAAGTGGTTTACAAAGGTAAACAGGTACTAGAAAGTGGAGCGTATGCAGGCAAGTCCTCGCATCAATTCGAGGTACTGGTAGCTGAGTCTGACTTAGCTACTCCAAGACCTGAGCCTGTAGCTAAAGCTGCTGAGTTTAAATCAGTAGCACCTACAAGTACTGTAGCACCTCAAGATAATTCAGGAGCTGTGGACTTATCGGGATTAGATTAGTTTTATAATTGTTTAGGGGTATCGGACTCGACTCACATCCTGTCATTCTACAAGTCCATATCCCTTTTTATTTTAACCAATACAACTTAGGGGTTTCTATGGCTAGTAAGACACTAGACACACGTTTATCATATTCATCTGCAAAGCTACTTAAAAATTGTAGTCAAAAATATCACTACTATAAAGTACAAGGTCTCAAGAAAGATGCGGACAGCACACAAAATGAAGACGCTTTCAATGTGGGTAAGGCTTTCCATTGGGTACTTGAGACTAATGGACATACTGAAAAGGATCTTCAGAAGCTAGTAGTAGCTGCCTGTAAGTCTTATGAAGTGGAAAGTCACCAGGCTATGATCCATGCAATGCTATTAAGATACTTACAAGTACATCAAAAGTCAGGGATGAAAGTTGTAGGCTGTGAGCTAGGGTTATCGACTCCAGACTTTATAGGTTTTATAGATGTGGTTTTAGCTGATGAAGAGGGAGGATGGTATATAGCTGATATGAAGACAGCTAAGATGATATCTGATATCACTATCGCAGGACTTGCTTTAGATGACCAACTTAACCTCTACGCATCCTTTGCTAAAGAAGTGTCTGTAGCTTACAAGTTAGACCTTAAGAAGTTTAAAGGCTGTAGATACAGAGTCACTAGCAAGTCAGTACTAAAGCGTAAAGGTACTGAGTCTTATAACGAACACGTTAGGCGTACTGCTAAGAATGTAAAGAGCTTTGATTACATTATACCTATTGAGATCATGGACCCTAAAGGGACTATGGCACTACACAAAAAACTACACGCTAAGTCTTTAAGACTTCGCAAGGGTACACTAAAACCTGAGAAGAATAGAGATCATTGCTCATCGTATTTCAGAAGCTGTGAGTGGTACTCTAATTGTTATGGAGATACATTTACTAATTTAAAAGACGCACTAGAAGTAGTGACAAGTGATAATGTGTGAGGAGAGTTATGGGCTGGGCTGAAGTATGGTTAGACATCAAAGGATATAATGGAAGATATCAAGTAAGCACTCATGGTAGAGTACGTAGTATAGACTGGGTTATCCCTTCTAGAATTAAAGGTAAATCTAACTTGAAAAAAGGATGTCTTGTAGAGCCACAGGTAACTGCTAAAGGCTATATTCAGGTTAGGTTATCTCACGTTGAAGGTAGAAAGACACGCACTGTACATAGGTTAGTTATGGATGCTTGTAGGCCTAATAGGTCCAAGAAACAAGTAAACCATATAGATGGGGTTAAGGCCAATAACCACTTAACTAATCTTGAGTGGTGTACTCAATCCGAGAATATGCGACACGCATTTAAGTTAGGTCTCCTCAGTAGGAAAGGATCTAAGCACAGTAGGTCTAAACTACATGAGGACGATATCCCTCAGATTAGATTACTCCTCAAGACTAAGAAGCAAAAAGATATTGCCAAGAAGTATAACGTGTCTATTCACTGTGTAAGCAATATCCACACAGGGAAAACATGGAGTCATGTGTGTTAAAATATAAACTTTATCCTCATCAAAGATCAGGTATCAAATATATCTTAGATCATAAATACTTAATCCTTAGTGATTCTATGGGTTTAGGAAAATCGCTACAGGTTATAGAGGCTATCAAGCGCACCAATTACAGAGCCTTGATAATATGCCCTGCATCTCTAAAACTAACGTGGGCTAGGGAGATAGGTACGTTTAGTGACTTAGTTATAGGTAAAGACATAGTAATCAAATCCTATGACTCTATAAAGAAGATGACCCCTGCTGAGTGGTCTACCTTTGGGTTTGTAGCAGGTGACGAAATACATTACGCCAAGAATCCTGATGCGCAAAGGACTCAAAGACTCCATGAATTAATGGAAGAGTCTCCCCCTCGTTACTTCGTAGGTATGACAGGGACACCCATCAAGGGAAGAGTACAGGAGTTTTGGAGTTTATTAATGTTATGCGCTTATAATCCTGAGCAAGACAATACACCTATGGATAAGTGGCAAAACTATTGGGACTTCTCTAGGCACTTCAGCAATCATTCAAGCTTTGTCATTAATGATAGAGTCGTTAATAAGTTTGAGGGACATAGAAATGTAACTGAGTTACGTGAGTTACTAGAAGGTAATTACTTAAGACGTAAAGCTTCTGAAGTATTAGACCTCCCTCCTATTATTAGAAAAGATATTCTGTTTAATGAAGATGAAATAGATAGAGCACTACAGACAAGGCTAGACTCTGATGCTAAGGCCTTCGCTACTTATAAGGTAAACAATGCCCTGGTTAAAGTTAAACCCACTATAGCCTATTGTAAGGACCTCTTAGAGCAGGGGGAAGGACCTATACTAATCTTCTCAGATCATGTGACACCTGTATGGGAGATAGCTAAGACACTAGGTAAGAAGTATAAGGTTAGGTTTATCACTGGAGAGATCCCAATGAGTAAAAGAGAAGAGTCTAAAGAGCTATTCCAAGATGGAAAGCTTGATGCTTTAGTATGTACTATTGGATCTATGTGCGAAGGCCACACCTTAACAGCAGCTAGTAATATGGTCTTTAATGATTTAAACTACGTACCTGGCACAATAGCCCAAGTTGAAAAAAGGATTCATAGAATAGGGCAGACTAAGACTTGTATCATTCATAGGATGTATTGGGGTAAGATGGACGCTTTTTTAGCGAAGACTTTAGATGAGAAGATAAAAACTCTAGTGGAGGTATTATAAGGATACTAGTCTCATCCATGAGACTAGACCCTATGACATTACACATCATTTCTAGCTCTAGGTCTATTAAATAAAACTAGCCTTAAATATAAGCAAGGTCTTGATTACTATCAGGGCATGATCTACATAATAGGGGACACTCAGCAGAAGCCTAATGTACGTAATAGCATGTTAGCATTTGCCCACCACATAGCAGACCTTAAACCTACTACAGTAATTCATCTTGGGGATCATTGGGATCTACCTAGTCTCAGCTTCTGGGATAAAGGTAAGAAGTCTCATAGACCTAAAACCTACATGAAAGATATGCAGGCAGGTAACAAAGCTATGGTAGACTTTTGGGATCTACTTCTTAAGCTGTGGCCTCGAGCTAGGACTAATTGTAAATTCATTTTACTTCGTGGAAACCATGAAGACAGAAGAAATAAAGCAATAGAATACTGTGAAGATCATTATGTAGATCTCTTAGAGAGTGTACAATTCAATGATAAGAAGTGGCATAAGGTAGTCCCCTTTCTTAAAGTTATTAAGGTAGAAGGTATAGAGTTTTCTCACTTCTTTGCTCAACCCAATAGTGGTAAAGCGATAGCAAGTGCAAAGCATCTACTTAATAAGAGGCATGTCTCCTGTATAGCTGGACACCTACAAGGCTTTGATTATGCAGAGGTGCTCCAGGGGAAAGATAAAACTATCCAATCTCTTATTATGGGTAGCTCCTACTATCATGATGAAACATATAAGTCTCATAATAATCATCATTGGAGGGGTATAGTTGTACTCCACAACACTAAGACATCTACAGGTTTCGACTTCTCTAGGTACTCTCTTGAGACCTTAGATACAATGTACAAAGGTAAGCTATGAAGACACTAATACCAAAGACATTTACTATAGGAGCTTTAGACTTTACAGTGAAACATGGTGACTTTGTAAGTGAGGGAAACCTAGGACACATGAAGTCTTTAGAAAGTGAGATAGTAGTTAAGACTATGTATGATAATGTCAAGGTAGGTAAGCAGCAGCAGGAGTTAACTTTCTTTCATGAGCTTGCGCATGTGTATATGAGTGTAATGAATGAACATGAGCTTAATGCTAATGAGCAATTCATAGATATACTTGGTCAGTTTATGTACCAATACTCTAAGACTGTTAAGTATAAGTAGTTATTTTAAGCAGGCCACCTAAAATCTAAGATCCTTTTTTTAGGATACTTAGCCACGCCTACTTTGTCTGATGTATTTCCACCTAGTAGAAATACATGAGTCTTAGATTCTCTTAGATAAAATCCTATGTGACCCTTCCATCCTGTTATTGAGCCTCTCCACAGTACTACTACACAACCTACTTTAGGTTCATCTAAAGACTTACCCCATCTTAACCAACTTCTCGCTAGAGCACTGTCAGTACCTTTTATACCTGCCTCTTTAAAGCACCAGTTTATAAAGCTTGAGCACCATGAAGTAGAATCACTACCAGCCTTCAAGCTAGTTGTCTGATGATACTCTAAGATCCTTGGATTATTACCAATCCCTAGTACTTCAGTAGTACCTAATTCCTCCCAAGCAATCTTAAACCACGCTGGAGTGTTTGGTAAATCAATAGGGGAAGGTGCAGATTTAGTCTTAAACCAACTACAGATACACATTATAGTGTACCTTCTATGTGATCGAATCTATTTTCTGTTTTTTTTAGATCACACTTCTTAGTCCTGAGACATGCCTCAAGGATGAACTTCTTAATCTCGCCATAGTCTTTGGCTGAGAAATAAATCATTCCGCCATAAGTGATCATGGTCTCAACCTCTAGTTCAGTCATTTCATAGGGAGCTTCGGTTATGGTATTATTGCAAGTACCACCCATGTTGAAAGGATAGCGTGTACATATTCTTACATCAGGTGGTTTAAGGGCACAACTAAAATTTAATAAGACTATCAGAAGCATCACGGATGCGCTTAAGAA